TCACGCCGCGCAGTGCCGGGTGATGCGCCCGAACTGATCCCGCTGGAATTTGCCGTGGATGTGCTGCAGTGCCTTTCTTTTTGGCTGCTGCACTTCCGCCTGCTGCCACGCCAGCACTTTGGCGCGCAACCACTTATTTGCCCGACCTATGCAATAGTCATCCGGATCCGGGAACGGGTTAGCACTGTCCTCCCGTTTCCGGTACCGTTCGAGCGTCCGTGCTGATACGCACAGGTGTTCGCAGACCTCTTTAGTGTCCATCCAGCTCTGTTCATCTTTCATTGTTATCTCCGCTTTTCCCCGTTACAGAAACTGACTCTGTGCAGTTTTTCCCGCATGATCTGGAATACTGAGCCTGACCACTGCAGTTGGTGAAATAAACCGGGCGCCCCGCATCAGAGAATCGGTATACCGAACAGCCATCCACCGAGAATAATTTATCCACTTTAAAGTCCAACCCGGCTAACACGGACGTTTCAGGGGCTTTTTCGCACCCTGAAATCGTTAAGCAGATGGCAATTAACCAAATTTTTCTCACGCTACTTTCTCCTGTGATATGCACATTTCTGGCAAGTTGGCTCGCACCAGCGCTTCGGCGAACGGCGGCGGTACGGCGTTGCCGCATCGCGCTACTTGTTTATCTTTTGCGTATTTGTTGCCACGGTAGTCCTGATCAATGACGTACCAGGCGGGGAAGCCCTGGGCGGCGTAAAGCTCTTTCGGCTGCAACATGCGCATGCCGATATCAACGATGCGGTATGTCAAACCCTGGATCTGGACGAACTCGCTCAGGTCATGCTGACGCAGGAACTCACTGACCAGCGCCGCGCGATCCTCGTCATAGTCATGTACCGCTAGGCTGGTCTGGACTTCGCCGAAGTGCTGACCGCCAGCTGTGACCGTTTGCAGCGGTGTGTCGATGGGCTGCCCGGTATTGGTACCGCGCATTTTGATGATGCTCGACGTCACCAGCGCGTGGTGATCCGTGGTTGTGACGGTGTGCATTGGCCCATCCAGCGGCGCACCTGGTCCGGTGTAGTTCCCGCCGAAGTGCTTAGCCAGGAATGCACTGGTTACTGCAAATTTATTGCCACCGGCGGTGACGGTTCCGGTGGGCTTATGCAGGTCCAGCACTCGCGGGGCCTGGCCGACACGTTCGCCATATCCCATCTGGATTAGCGTCGGGCATACCAGCTGGCTTTTGCCACCACCGCCGGCAGTAACCGTCCCCGCTGGCTGGTCTACTGCATGGCCCACGCTGGCGCCGAACTGCCGGGCGATCACCGGCGCAATCACGCAGGAATGATTAGTGTTCACAACGGTGTTCATCGGCTGTTCAACGCTGCGTGGTTTCGCTGAGTATTTTGGGCCGCCCGCTCCAGCGGTGAAAGGAGTCAGTGCCGCTTCAACCATTCCCAGCGCGTGACCATTGCCGCCCGGTCGCACGGAGGTACCAGCCGTGACGGTCGGCATCGGGTCAGTCACTTCCTGCCCGGTGGCACCGGTACGGAATTTCGTGAGGTGTGGGATAACGACCGCATAGCCAGTCTTTTTAGTGATGGTCTGCAACGGTGCATCCAGACCCTGGCCCCGGAAGGTGTCATAACTTGTTTTGCTGCTGGTGTGGTTGCACTTCACGATGAAAGGCGTGGGGTTGTTGATCACGAAGCGCTGAATGCCGCGGGCAATCCGCTTCATCGTATTTTCAGCCAGCGGCTTTTTACGGGAGAATATCGACGGGCAGGGCAGTGACCAGTCGATACACTCTGCGGCGGTACGCCACGGCAGTAACTGGCCGCTCTGCACCGGCAGTGATTTCGGGTCGCCGTGCGACTGCTCCGGCCATGCCACGGGCAGACCGTCGCAGCGCATCACCATGAAGAAGCGTTTGCGGATCGTCGGCGCGCCGTAATCGCAGGCCCGCAACTCCCGGTATTCGACCGAATAGCCGAGGCCTTCAGTCAGCCGCTGCGCCGCCGGGCTGTGCCGGTCTATCAGCAGGAACTCGCAGACTTCATCCAGCGCCGGATGGTCAGCAGGTACGCCAGTACCCAGCATGCCCACGAACGCGGCGAACGTCTCGCCTACGCGGTCCGGGTCCGGGCGTTCTTCATCTGCCAGCAGCGGCCCCCAGGTTTTAAACTCTTCCACATTCTCCAGCATCATGACGCGGGGCCGGGTGGCCAGCGCCCAGCGCAGTACAATCCAGGCCAGCCCCCTGATCTCCTTCTTCACCGGAGTGCTGCCCTTGGCTTTCGAGAAATGGCGGCAGTCCGGGGAGAACCAGGCTAAACCTACCGGCGCGCCGCTGGTGGCTGCTACCGGGTCAATATCAAACACCGACTCGCAGTAGTGCAGCGTGTCCGGGTGATTCGTTGTGTGCATGGCGATCGCGTTTGGGTCGTGGTTGATAGCGATATCGACGCTGCGCCCGGTTGCCATTTCAATGCCAGTGCTGGCCCCGCCGCCGCCGGCGAAGTTATCTACGATGATTTCACGCATTCGGGAATTCCTTAAAAGTTGATGCCAGTGACTGAGCCATAACGATGATCGTGCCGGATGGCGCGCGGTCCAGCAGCAGATGGTTGATGTGCTGCATCACTTTGCGGTTTTTTTCTGATGGCAGCTCGGCGAGGTGTTCTATTCTCCTGGCAATGCGGTGTACTTCTTCTGGCCAGACATCGTTTTCGGTTTCCGGCAGCGGCCGGGCGGTGGGTGCTGGTGGAATCATCCTGGCCGCCGCCAGCTCAATCTGCCGCATGAACGCTGCGCCGCGCGCTTCCAGCTCATCGCGGCTCACGTAGTCAAACTTCGGCCCGCGCCACGCTTTATCGAAGACAGCGATCGCCGCGCCGAAACCAGCGGATGATTCCGTCGGCTGGCCCTCTTCGGGGCGGTACCACGTAGGCAAGTCAAAGCTGATGCGCCTCCGAATAAAGGCGACGTGATCCGCTTCTTCCGGCCACCAATCTTCTCCTGTCGCAGCTTTGATCAGGAATACGTACCGGCCGCCCAGTTCACGCATTGCCATTGTGTGCGCGATGATATGCCGCATTCCGGTGATGTATTGTCCGTCGTGCTGGCTGGCGCGGGAATACGGCGGGTTAGCAAATGCCGCGCCGTTCAGCTCTGCCAGGCGTGCGCTCCAATTCTGGGTGAGCGCATTATCCTCAGCTGTGTAGAACGCCTCGCATTTCGCATTGCTGGCATCTGCAAACAGGTCCAGCACGAAAGGGCCATATTTTGAGTTGATACCCCACCAGAGCCGATCCGGCGACCGCCACTGGTCACCGACTTCTTTCAGCTTGTGCGTGGGCGCTGCGCGAAGGGCTTCGAGAGCCGCGCAGTACGGGTTAACTGTCATTTGAGGTTTAGCTCCGCAATCAGGGCTGCGATAAGCAGCAGGATCAGCACGGCAGCCGGGCGGGCGCCGTCATAGAAAAGGTGGTGGCGCCGCAGGTGCGCCCGGATTTTGGTTTTCATCGGTGGCATGGGAAGTTTCTGAGGATCGACTTGTGATTTTTTTCAGCTGTACATAATGTTCATTTCAATAATTTATTGATTACCTCTAAACATGTATGCTGCGTGTGTATGCAACGGCGCCACGAAAATGGCGAGATGGATAATATTCAGTGTATGGAGCTACTATGATTTTTTTAACCAAGACTAAGCATTATGCCTCTCTGCTTGAGGATTATTTAATCCTTTTCTTAATTAAGAGAGCCGGGAAATGGACTTCTATTATTAATAAACAAGTTGAGGCCGAGGTGATGGAGCATTTCTTGGAGATGGCTGCTAAATGTGAGAGCGCTGGGCATGAATGGCATTACGATAAGATGTCACCTTTGATAGATGACATGAGACGATTTCGCTCTGAAAGTATTAAGTTTGCATTTGGTCATGTACTCTCTGCAGCGGCAATACTTTTTTCTTTAATTGCAATCGTCATATCTATCGTAAAGTGAAAGCCATTACATTCATATGCAGAGAAATATTAAACTTTGAAGCAAGGAAACTAATAGGATGTTAAAGACTTCTATTTCTCCTGAGTTGTAGCGGTATTTATAACACGAGTTTCGTATCATGCCATCCAAGATTTACCCAGCAGGCCTCCTCAGTTTTGCAGCAGCAATCCTGCACTGGCAGGCGGTCGCCGCACTTACCGCAACAGCGCTTGATCAGCTCCTCATGGATGGACAGCAGTTCGGCGTGATATTTCCGGATCATCAGCGCAACCAGCTCGGCCCGGTCATAAGGTTCGCGACCAGGCCGCCGGGCGATGCAGTCGTGGTCCAACATCGCCAGTTCCTGCGCATCAAATACCAGCTCAACCTTATGCTCACAGTTGGCAGTCTGCCGCGCCCGCTGCGCAGCTTTACGTTCGGCGGAAGTCTTTGCCATAAACGCTCCAAAATTGGGGTGAAAAAAAACCACCGCTTGGGTGGTTTGCATTTAATTAAATGAGGGCTAACTTTTTAGCATTTGGACTGGCTGGAGTCTTAATTTGTCTATTGCTCTTAAAATCTCTTCGGGGGCAACATCTTCGCAGTTTGCGCTGCGGTAAATGATTGTCTCAGGACCACGATCATCGGAGAATGGGACTATAGGGTAGCCGTAATAATCATCTTCACCAGGCTTGATGATATTGTAATTCCATTGGTCTGTTTTGACCTGGACCTTTCGAAACTCGCCGTTTTCGTCACGATAAATACAATCTTCCATTGCCTCAACCTCAGTATCCAGCTTAACGCTGTTAACTGAGCATTCCACCGTTTTGGTGTCATTGGCAAGAAAAAATCACAATCCCGGTGCTGGAGCCGCTGCAAGCATTGCTGCATAACAAAGTCGTGCTTTGTGGGCTGCCTGTTCGCATCCGCTCATAGCCTCGAATGCATCCCATACTCCTAGCTCGCTGAAGTGCTCGTTGGGCTTTGATTCAAAGCCGTTGATGACCATATCTTCGGTCGGTTCTATCGGAACCAGCTTCCAGCCTGGCGGCAACACTATAGGCTGTGCGGCGGTGTAGAGGTTATAAACATCGTCCGGCAGAGAATGCCCCGCACTTGTATAACAAAGCGCAAACTTTTTTCCGTCCCCGCGCCCGCGCTGAATGTCCACTACTGCAACAGGCTCAAGAGCAGCAGCATCGCGGCGTGCAATATCTTTTTCAGCCAGAAGCGCCCGCTTCATCCAGGTCATTGCATTATCTGAAGATGCTTTCAAATCGGACTGAAGCTGCAATGAATGATTGATAGCCTCTGCCGCACCGTCCTGTGTAGCGGTCAACATTTTGTGCAGCTCGTCGCGCTCACGCTCTGCTGCTTCCAGGCGATCAGTCAGGCCTTCAAGTGCATTGGCGGCACCAAAAAGCACGCGCACGTCTTCCAGCGGAGTTCCCGTCAAATCGGCGAATTGCTCAATCGGCATACATGCTACTTCACTGCGCGACCAAATCAGCGACAGCTCTTTTAACTGTTGTGACATGTTGCAATCTCCTTCATAAACGCGATCCAGTGCGTGTTGGACCGTTTCCCTGAGGGATGACCAAATGCAGGTTTCTCTGGCGTCAGCGCCAGTATTTCCCGCGTCGCTATCTGGGTTTCATTCCACTTAAAAATTAAAGTGCCGCCCGGACGGAGAACACGGAATGCTTCACGGAAGCCAGCGGCAAGGTCATCGCGCCACGTTGCTTTGTTCAGAACGCCGTATTTGGCGCGGAGCCAGCTGGTTTCGCCTGCATATTCGAGGTGCGGAGGATCGAACACTACCAGGTTGAATGACTCATGCTCGAACGGCAGGGCGCGGAAGTCAGCGACCATATCAGGTGCGATACTCAGTGACCGGCCATCACAAAGCGTGTGTTGTTCGCTTCGGATATCGCAGAACATGACGCGCGGATCGGTGCGGTCGAACCAGAACATTCGGGATCCGCAGCACATGTCCAGAATGGATTTTTTCATCCCTACGGCTCCCAGTAACTGAGTTCTTCATCGACGTGCCAGCACGCATCGCCCTGGTCTTCGAAAGGAGGCTCACCGCTTTTCTGCCGCTCCTCGATAGTGACTTCGGCGTTACGGCGGCAGAACTCTTTCCACTGCTTGCGGCCTTTTTTCCAGCCCCGGTGCCAGCCCAGCGCTTTCGTTTCGATACGCCAGGCACGGTTGGCCAGCTGCATTTGAGTTTTAGGCATTGGATTCCTCTCTGGTGCGTGGCGCACCGCGATATTCAGGATATGGACGGTGTTTCGGCGGCGCGATGGTGTGCTTAATAGCTACCTGCCATGTGACCCGGTTGTTCCGAAGCCAGCGCCCGCCGTTCACATCAAAGAAACCATCTGGAACCGGATGGGATAGAGGCTCAAGCACATCACATGGGACGGCTATGGTGTTCTCGCCATCGTTGTAATAGCCGAGGTGGGCCTTTATCTGGCTCTCGGTGTAGCGCCCGGCAGCGGCCATACGACCGCGATAGCCGGAGTCGTCAGGCGCCCATAGAATGATGTATGGGGATCTGCGCTGGGTGTGCGCGATGCTCAAAACGAAATATTCACGTTCAGGCATTGATCACCTCTCCGGTACGCAGACGGGCAGCACGCTGCCTCAATAGATGTGCAACCACTCCAGTGCTGGCCACTGTATCGGCCAGTATCAGCTCATCGGTCGCACAATCCAGTTCCTGCGCCTGAAGTTCGCGGATAACGGCGTCGGTGGCTGGGTATTCAGGAAGCAATTTATAATCACACCAGCCCTGCCAGCTGTTTTCTTCTGCGGGCTTTTCGTAATCAACCTCAGTAGCCTGTTGGATGATTAAGCCCCAGCAAGTGCTGCCAGCGTCCTCAGGCCAACCCTCGGAAGAAGCATCAGCACGATAGTCAGTAATCATTTCTTCCGCGGCGTTAACTGCCTCTTCGCGGCTCTTGTAAGTTTCAAAGCCAGCATCAGCACTGTTCATAAAGAAACTAAACCCTGACGTGAGCGCCGCATTCTCAGCAGTCAGCGCCTGAACCTGCTCATGCAGTACAGAGAATTTCCGCATCAGGTAAGTTGGCAGTTCTTCGTTCACCTTCATGTCGCCCGGGATGCATTTTCCGGTCAGCAGGCCACGCATTTCGTGTTCAGTGATTTTCATTGTTTCTCCTTCGAAGCGTTGATCGCCAGCCCCGAAAGAGACGCGCCCGGGCATTGCCGGGCCGTTAAGCGTCAGGGAGTTGGCGGGGAGTGGGGATCAGGAAGTTGTTTTTAACTGGTTATACCGGTTCAGGAACAGCACTCGCGCCTGGCGGGGGAGTAGCGGCGACACGATGAAGTCAGCGCAGGGGATGCCTTCGAGAACAGGCCAGGGCGTGCCGTCATTCATATCAAAATCGCGGCGCTCAGTGGCCAGCATAATCAGGTCGGCGTATTTGACCGGAGAGGACATCGCTGGTGGCAGGCCGAACTTACTGCGGATCACCGCATCAACTCGGTCCTCAATCGCGCGGTACTCCGGTATCAGCGCTTTGAGCGGCGTGCTTATGTCGTTGCAGTAAGCCTCCGCCGCGTCGTGCAGCAGCGCCTCCAGGGCGAATTCTGGCGGCACAAGGTAGCTGACGTGCACCGAGTGCTGGGCCACGCTGTAAAAGTCCTGCAGGTGACCCGTAAAGCGGCAGATATTCGACAGTGCGGCGGCGATATCTTCGACGTTTATGGTGGCCGGGTCGGTATCTGTAAAGCTGAAGTGCTGGCCGGAAAGGGTGTTTATCCACGTCATACAGTTGGTTCCTGTGCTGCGTTGCGGCGGGCGGTACCGGCGCAGAACTCAGCGCGCTGTTCAGCCCAAAGGATGTTATGGCCGGTGGCGCTGCGTGCAGCCTGCTGCCATTGGTGAGCGGCTTCGCTGAAATCGCCTTTCTTCTCGCTGTCAGCGGCCTGCTGAGCGAGGTTTTTATAGGTCAGTCGCATAAATGCTCCAGAAAGCCCCCGTAGGGGCTGCAAGCTGGTGATCAGAAAGGAATGCCGTCGTCGAAGGGTGGCGGCGTTTCCTGCTGCTGACCAACGTTTCGTGATCCGGCATTACGTTGCAGGTTGGACTGCGGTTGGTTCTGACCCTGATTTGCGTAACGATTCCCTGTTGGGCCACCGCGTTGAGCAGGAGCACCATTCCCTGTTGCTGGCTGGCGCTTATCTGCGTCTTTCAGCGTCAGCATCAATTTGTCGATCGCCTCCGCCGGTAATTTTTCTGCCAGCTCTGCGTAGGTCAGACGGGTTTTTGCCTGAAATACATGGCGGACATTCATCTGGTAGGTATCAGAACCGTCAGTGGTCTTTGTGCGCAATTCCTTCTGTAGCACCAGTCCAACTGTCTTACCTTCAATGGCCGGCAGCGCCCATACGGTTCCGTCAGGTGTTTGGCGTTGTTGCGGTTGCGCATCACGTACACCTGAAGCCCACAGCAGTGCGGATACCATATCCAGACCGAAAGTTTGTTCACCTTCACGGTTGATGAAGTTAATGCGAAGGTAGTTTGCTTTCGCACCGTTCGATTCGAAGCCCAGTTCAAGCGTTTGCGACTGGCTGTCAGTGCCGAAGCTGTAATGCGCATGCAAAATCACGCCCTCATATGCGCCAGTTTCGTTCAGCATTGCAGAGGCACCGGCTTTCTTGGCTGACTCTGCGTCAAAAGTGAAGCCCATTGGTTGTTGTTGCTGCATCAGATGTCTCCTTCAGACATGAAGTTACAGATGGCCTGGTCTACAGCGAACAGGTCATTGTCCATTTCGGTTTGATCGGGGAAGAGGTCGGGTGGTGCTTTGGCGGTGTCGTTGTCATCGCCTTTGATCAGGAATACGTGCTTTCCGTCCTTTTTGATGGCACGAAGCACGATGGAGAAATAACCCTCCGGCGTAAGCTTCTCATTCAGCATGCGACCGACTGTCTTCATGCGAACCTTGCCTTCTGACTCCTCTGTATGAGCGAGGAAATACACGCGCACATCGTCGGGCAGTTGGGCGGCGGCGGTGATAATGCGCCAGATGTGGTCAGCCATTTCTGTGTATTTGGTGTAACCGACGGTGTAAGCCTTCATCATGTTTTCATGCTGCATAACGACCTGGAAATCATCGATGATCAGCACCTTTCGCGTTTTCGACATCACCATGCGCTGGATTTTGTCTTCAACATCAGCCCAGTCATCGGTGCGGAATACGTTGCCACGTTGAGGTACACCAGTTTCATCTGGTTTGCCATGCACCTTCCAGGCACCTTTGTGCCGGAATGGCAGAAGTTTGGGGATGCACTGGATAAGCAGGCAGTCATCGGGGTTAAGGTTTCGCAGGCTGTATGACTTTCCAGAACCTGAGTCACCAAGGATTAAAACTGGAGTACCCATCTCAGCCTCCTGCTTGCAGGTAATGCCGCATGGTGAATTCCTGATCTTCGTCCAGCTCCATGTTCGCCAGGCACCATTTGAGATAGCCCCGGTCAGTGGCTCCAATCTCCTCGAACGACTTACCCTTGTGCTTGCCGAACCGCATGGCGTGAAGCAGGGAAGGCCGTGCCGTAATCTCACGCATCTGAGCGATGGTGAACCGGGCGTGCTGGTTAATCGAAATGAGGATCGCCGCTGTCACGTAGCAGTCATACAGCGCGCGGTGAGCATGCAGGCCTTCCGGCACGTTCGCATTCACCTGCAAGTGATAGCGCAGGTACTGGTTGCCGTGGCTCTCAAGTTCCGGCCAGAGTTTGCGCGCCAGCTTCATTGTGCAAATCCATGGTGCGGTGATTTGTGGCAGCTTGCTGCGGTCAAATTTCGCGTTGTGCGCAACGTACACGTCAGCGCCCAGGTAGCGGTCGATAACGGCGTCAATCGGTGGTGCATCGGCAACGTCCGCTTCGGTGATGTGATGAATTGCCATGGCGCCGATGGTGATAGGCTCTGGCGGCTTAACGAAGTCGCTCATTGGGTTGCAGATCACACCGTCAACGATATCGACGCTGGCGACTTCACACACACCACCTTCCAGGCTGGTAGTTTCGGTATCAATCACACGTAAGACTGGCATGCTGTTCTCCGGTTAGTTGATCGGCTACAGCGTCACGCTGCGCCAGCTGGTGGGCCAGCTGCTCTAAATCGGCAGGGCCAAGTTGATGTTGTTCACATAGTGTTAGAATTGTGCTGAACGCCAGGTTGCGCATCGCTTCGTGCAATGCGAATTCAGTGGGGATAAGCGTTATCGACATAACATGTACGTCGCTGCGAATATAAGCAGGGCGGCCAGCACCGGATTCGTCCAGTGCCGGGTCTGTGGCTTGAAGTCGTCGCCCGTAAGCCGGTGGCGAAACTGCATGCGGTCAATCGGTTTCATGATGCTTTCCTCATTGTGAGGCGCGTTCTCGTTTGTGACGGCACGCGAATGGTCTGCTGATAGCGCTTAGCACATTCAGTGTCAGCGCAGAATTCATGTGGTTCGGCCCGGTCCCAGAATTCGATCAGCTTTTTTCTGATGTCGCCTGGTTGCCGGAACTTGCCGCAGTATTTGCACATCACCGCATCGATAAATTCGGTACCGCATTGCAGAACCGTTGATTCGCAGTGAGTCTGCTCCTTGCCCTCCGGATCGAGATAGTCAACGAACGTTGTCTCGTCGCCCTTATAATCCGGTCGGATGCTGCAGTTACTGAAGGTGACCAGCTGGCTGCCCAGCCGGATCGGGGTGCCCGGCGGCAACTCAGCCAGGCGTTGAGTGGTCAGTTTGGGAATGGCTTGCACGGACACCTCCGTAATGGGTTATTCGATGAATGGCAGCACAACCATCGCCAGCACCAGAGACACGCCAGCAAGGAAGGCAAGCACAAGGCAAATTTCCATAGGGTTCTCCAGTGAGAGGCGAAAAAAAGCCCCCGAGGCGGGGGCAAAGGCTACACAGCAATGGATGGGATTGTGCCTGCCGGAATCGAACCGGCCCCAGTCGGGATCAGCGCTGGTCATACCCATGCGACACAACGAGGAGAGCACTGACGGGACTGTCGGACTGTGTAAGCTGCGCCAGCTTTATCACCGCCAATGCTCTTTTCGTTGGGTGCCGGGGTGATGCCCGGCTTCTTGCCGCCTTTACTTTTAAGCCCAATGCACTGCTGCGGTTCTCCGGGCTACCCTGGTGAGGCGTTTAAACCTGCTCAGCCTTTTGCCGCTCTCTGTCGGTTTTGGAAATGTGATTGGCCTGCATCTTCTTTAATGCTTCGCTCTGCTGATCAACGGGTAACATATTGAAAATCTCGATAGCGCAGCCTTGCATCCCACCTTCAAGATCGCCGCTAAACGTGGGCATCCAGAATTTAACTTTTGCGCTGTAGGGAGGTTTCTTAGTGGCCATGGATATCTCCTGATTATTGCGGCGCCATGCCGCCAGTTTGCTTTGATGCTGCACCAGCCCACGCTATCAGCCTAAGTCCCGCACATTGGGTCCGGCTATGACTGCCTCGCCGGTACTGGCGCAGCTCAAAGAAAACTGCACCCCATCATCGGGGCGCTTCAATTTGCACAGCAGCCCGTCGTGGTTACGGGTTCCCCTTCGCGAACTATCACCCGCAGATGACTCGCCCGCCTGCCTGGTATCCTTACCGGCGCTATTTCATTTTGCCGGGAGCGTTGGCCGCTTCTGGCTGCTGTGAAAACCGAGTTGTTAAAGAGCGGGTCAGCGTTCTGCGGTGGGCTGCGTTGTGCTGATGGAGTGAATTTATCTCAAAGATAAATATTGGTAAATAGCAAAATGATAAATAATTATGCATTCAAAATTATCCATTTGATAAATAAAGGATTATAAATTTATCTTGAAATTATGCAGACGTAAAAAAACCCGCCGTAGCGGGTTTGATTGGGAAACTAATTATCTTTTTTTCGTTTTAACCGAGGCGCGTGTAGTTCATTTCCCACTTCCCAACTACAAATCCTTGGATGTGAAGTTGGCTTTCGTCATCAGAACCTATCTCCCAACGGTCGTATGTCTTATTGTCACTGATCACCATTAGGCGATCTTTAAGCCATTGCAGTCTCTTTATGTGGACGCTGTCACCATATGAGAAAGCATAGATGCCATCACTAACAAATCGGTTAACAGTCACATCAAGCACGACTAACTCACCAGGTTCAACAGAACCACGCATGCTATCGCCTACAGCCGTTGTGATCTTTAAGGAGGCGGCAGGGCGCCCGCCGAACATGCGCTTTGCATATTCTGGATCAATTTCAATTGACTGAATTATATCCGGATACTCACTATTCATTCGCCCTCCACCACAACTAAATTCGGTATCTAGTTGCTCTATCCTGTATGTATGATCAGTATAGTTTTTAGAGAGATTTAGCAAGGAGTATTCCTTGTTGTTTCCTGCACCAGAGGCCGAATCTAAAAATTCATGTGGCACATCAAGCCAGCCTCTGCCAAGTCCCAGGGATTCTTCAACACGTCTCGCCACAACGTCACCGATGTTCCGTACAGGCTTAGAAGATGCGACCTGACTTAACTGGCTAGCAGGCATGCCAACGTCATCAGCGAAGTTTGCTTTAGATTTACCTGACCGCACGTACTCGTCCATCAGGTAGCGCAAATTTATGCGTCTTATTTCTTTAGTTTCCATCCCTTCATCATCCCAACTTTTATCTAAATGATAAATGTGCTTGCTGATAAATCGTGTTGCGGTAAATTTATCATTAAGATAAACTCGAATTTATCATCCATTGCAGGGTATTGCTTATGAGTAATGAACTACTCCGCTGGCGCCGGGAATCTTCTAATGAAGATTGGGAAGCCTTGGCCGCTTTAGCTAAAACCTCCGTTGGTTATCTGGATCAGATTGCGTATGGCTTTCGCCGTGCCTCTCCAGACAAAGCGTCTGATATCGAAAGTGCTTCAAAGCAGTTCGAAAAATATCAGCCAGTAACCAAAGAGAATCTTGTATTCGCAGCAGCAAGAAATAGCGCTGCATAACCAACCAGTAAACAGGGAAAATTATTAATGAATTCAATTGCAACCACACGCAACGTTAAGGCGCGTGAAATTCAGAGCGAGATTTTAAGCCGCATCGCCGTGCAGGGGGTTACGGCAGTTGCGAAGCAGATCGGCGTTGATAAGTCCCAGGTAAGCCGCTGGCAGAGTAAGGGCGGTCTGGTTGAGAAGGCCAGCCAACTGCTTGCGGTGATCGACTTTCAGAAGCCTCAGGGTTTGGTGCTTTTCCAGGGGGAGGACACAGCAGACCTTGCTCGCGGTCTTGTCGCGATGCTGGATCACCTGCGGAATCATGCCGGAGGAACTGGTGGATGAAGACCGTTTTGTTGAAACCGATCAGCCATACCGCGATCACCGGGGAGTTGTTGTGCGCGTCATCAGCTATGACCGCCAGGAGCGCAGGATTATTTTCATGCGGCCGAATTACCCGCATCCATGCTGCGTGCCGAAATGGTATTTCGAGAAGTTTTTCAGGAAGTACGAAGGGAAAGGTGAAGGCTGAACAGCGCCAACTGAACAGCCAGGTACCACATTGCTTAGCTATAGCGAGGTCAATTATGCGACAGAAACGCCGTAAAGCGCAACCAGAAAACACTGTACATAAAGACATGATCCGGGAGGAGTTCGCCCGGTCCTTCAATCCACAGGTGGCCGATCGCCTGCGCCAGATCCTCGAGCAAAACAAACGCGCGAGGGAAGGGCATGAGTAACACCGCCGAGATCATCAATTTCCGCGCTCGTACTGAGCGTGAGGAGCAGCGCGTGGCCGATACCGATGATGGTTATACCCGGCTGGCTAATGAGCTGTATGAGGAGCTGATAGGCGCTAACCTGACCCGTAACCAGGCGAAGGTTGCGCATGCTGTTTGCCGCAAAACGTATGGCTTCAACAAAAAGCTGGACCGTATTTCCGACAGCCAGATTTCAGAGCTGACCAATCTGCCTCGCCAGAAGGTGAACAAGGCGAAAAACGAGCTGATCTCCATGCACGTTCTGATTCGCGAAGGCTCTCAGATTGGGCCAAATAAAGCCCTTTCTGACTGGGCAATTCCTGACTGTCACCAAAACAGTGACTTTGTCACCAAAGCGGTGACAAAAAGTGTCACCAAAAGCGTGACAGGGTTGTCACCAAAACAGGGACACACAAAAGACACTATTCAAAAGACAATAAATACAGATCCCCCTAAAGCCCCCAAGGGGGAATTTTCGGAGGAGGTAATCTCACATGCAAAACAGGTCTTGGAGTATTACAACGAGCTCACAGGGGCCACCTGCCGCTCTGCAGAAGCCTTTGCCGTTTTACTGACTGAACGTTCCGCCCGGGCCGCTTACACCGTCGACGACCTCAAACTGGTGGTGCGCTGGGTGGTGCTCACATGGAAGCGCCGCAGCGGCACAGTAGCGAAACCGGCCAATATCTGCCGCGTTAACCGCTTCGACGGATATCTGGCTGATGCCACTGTGTGGGATGCCGGTTATGTGGACATAGATTGCGCTGCTGTCGTTGACGCGTACAACGAAATTGCAAGCGACCGCATGCCGCCAGCTGACTTGGATGAAGGCCGCAAGGCTGCGATTCGTGAGTTTGTTCGTCACATGAGTCACAAAACCGTCGAATCCTTCCGGGCTTACTTCAGCGCATTCCTGGCAGATGCTGGCCCGTATTACTTCGGCGAAGGAAAGGACGGCTGGCGGGCCGGGATCGACTATCTGCTGAAGCCTGAAACGCTTCTCAAGGTGCGGAGGGGGACGCTATGAGCGACCTGTACCTTGAAGCCAGCGTAATCGGAAGCCTGCTGCACGCAGGGCTGACACCGGATGCCAGCGATGTACTGAATACCCTTGACCCGAAAGCGTTTACCCACCCGTTCTACGTGAAACTGTACGTTGAGATTAAGCGCCAGGCGACCCAGCGCAAAATGATTGACGCGCTGCTGGTGGCAAATGCTATGGGTGACGAACCGGGTGTATTTGCTGATGTCATGGAAACGGTGAAAACCATGCCCAGCGCCGCAAACCTGAAAGGGTATGCGAAGAGCCTGAATGAGCAGTTTGTGATCCGCAGCTTCGCCCGTCTGATGGAAACCAGTTACGACAGCATTACCGGGGCCAACAATCATGAGCAGGCAATGGAAAACATCCAGGCGTTTACCAGCCAGGTGATGGCGCTGGGTAGACCTGCCGACGAGGTGGTACCGGTTCGTGTTGGTGATCTGCTTGATGGCTACATGGACACGCTGGAAAAGCGCGTCAGTGACGGAGACGAGTCATATACCGTTAAAACTGGCATCGAATCCCTGGATGAAATCACCGGGGGGCTGAACGACACCGACCTGATCATCATCGCTGCGCGTCCAGGCATGGGCAAAACCGAGCTGGCATTAAAAATCGCTGAAGCAGTGGCGCAGCGCATGATCACCCTTGGTACCGAGCAGGTAAAGCGGGGCGTGCTGATTTTCAGTATGGAGATGCAGGCGCAGCAGATTGTCGAACGCCAGCTGGCAAACGCCTCGAACGTATCGGTATCAATGCTGCGTAAAGCTTCCCAGCTTGATGACGAGGACTGGGGCCGGATCTCGATGGGGATTGGTCAGCTGGCAAACCTCGATGTGTGGGTTGTTGATGCCACTAACCTGAGTATTAACCAAATCCGCGCAGTGGCCTCACGTCATAAGCGCGCTTATCCCGGCCTTTCGCTGATCATGGCTGACTACCTGGGCCTCATTAAAAAACCTGCTGCTGAACGTAACGATCTGGCGATCGGGGAAATCACCCGCGGGCTGAAAACAATGGCGATGGAAGAAAAAACGCCGGTTGTGTGCCTCAGCCAGCTTTCGCGCGACGTTGAAAAACGGCCAAACAAACGACCTGTAAACGCGGATCTGCGCGACAGCGGCAGTATTGAGCAAGATGCAGACGGTATCTGGTTCATCTACCGGGACGGCGTTTATAACCCGGACAGCCCGGCGGCTGATGTTGCTGAAATCATCGTTGGCAAGAACCGACATGGGCCAGGCGGCACGGCTTATCAGCGTTTCCATAACGGTCATTTCAAAGACATCGACCAGGCAGAGGCGGCGCAACTGGCTCGCGAACGCCCATCACATGGCGGTAACGCCTCACGGAGAGATTTTTGATGCAGGTTTACGATATTTGCCCGCTGCCAAAGCCGCGAATGACAGTCCGTGACAAATGGAAGCAGCGACCACCAGTGATGCGGTACCGGGCGTTCTGCGATGAAGTGCGCCTGCGTGGCGTAACTCTGCCTGTCTGCTGCTCACACGTCACGTTCGTGATGCCAATGCCTGCAAGTTGGAGTAAGAAAAAGCGCGCTGCACACGCTGGCCAGCCGCACCAACAGAAACCGGACGCCGACAATCTGCTCAAAGCGTTGATGGACGCCATCTATCACGACGACTGCGCTGTGTGGGATGTGCGAGTCACCAAGCTGTGGGGCGAAGCTGGCAGCATCACAATCACCGAACAGTCTGAGGAGGCCACATGCCTGAACTGACCGAGATCCAGAAAAACGTCTGCCGCTTTATCCTGGACCAATCAGCACAGAATGGGTTTCCTCCGACTCGCGTTGAGATAGCTGAAAAGTTCGGGTGGAAATCACCAAACGCTGCTGAGGTTCATATCAAGGCGCTGAAAAATAAGGGCGTATTATCCAGCATCCCCGGTTACGCACGAACGCTCAAGGTGCTGATCGACGTTTGACCGCAGTGAAGCCGTGACAGCAGCATCAGAGAAGAACAACAGACCGAAACGATAAGGGGAAACAACAGTGAGAATCGAAGCCGTGTTAAAACATTTCAGCCCAAAAAGCCTGATGATCACCGACATCCCCGGAGCGACTGCATCTGATAGCCTGAGCAGTACAGACGTGATGGCCGCTATTGGCATGTGCCAAGCGTCTGCCAGTTTCGGTATGAGCGCTTACCTGGGTAAAGCGGGTATCAGCCAGAGCGATCGCGATAACGCTGCTAAAGCACTGGCTCTGTATGCCCGTAAAACCGCCCCTGCGCTTCTCAGTAAGGCCGCTGGCAGAAAAATGGGTCAGTGCATGATTGTGCTGGCTAAGTTCGCCTACGACGATTACGCACGTTCTGCTGCTGACACCAAAAATTGTCCTGACTGCCGGGGGCGGGGTGTCACGAATACGCTGGCAAACGTCATGACGCACCCTGGCTGTGGCTCAACCCCGGCAAAGTATCAGTTTCAGCTTGTGGAAAATGCATGTGTGACATGTCACGGAAAAGGAAAGCTGTCAGCGCGCTGCCGCTGCGGTGGCACCGGCCGCGTTCGTGACCTCGAGCAGTCAAAGCTGGTGGGCGCTCCGGTTGAAAAAGATTGCGATCGGTGCGATGGGCTGGGATTCAAGCGCCAGCCTTCCACGCTGGCGTTTACCGCCATCAGGCACCTGGTCCCTGACCTGAACGAACGCACGTGGCGCCGCAACTGGAAACCGTTCTATGAAAAGCTGATCACTAAGTGCGAGATGGAAGAGAGTTGTGCAGGGGATGAATTCCAGAAAATAACCCGCTGATGAACGAATTACAGCAAATGGCTATTGCTTTTTGTCCGAAACTGGATGAATATCTCTCCCATCGTGGGATTTTAATGCTCACAGATAATTAAACGAATTCGAAGGCTCCGCAAACGCGGGGCCTTTTTGCTTTCTACACGCCAATTTTAACGCCACCCCAATTCATACCTTTCCCCGATTTCACTGCGGGGTGGCGTTCTTTTATTCCTTTCCCATCACACACAGCACCACGGCAATGCCGGAGGTGGAGCATGTATCGAATGAACCAACGCGCAGATTTTGCAATGAACGGGGGCAGCATCGTGACGTTTATATCCAGCGTCTTAGGCCTGTCCACTCTTGAGCTGGTTTATGTCGTGACAGCAATAGCAGGCGCTCTCATTGCATTACTTGGCTATCTGGATAAGCGGGTCACTGAGAAATTAAAACGCAAGGCCATCGAAGAGGAGCGCACTAACGAGAAAGAGCGTTTACGACTCGACCGCATCCGCGCCCAGGCTGTGATTGATTACCTCAAAGGGAGTGGCGACACTCCGTCAGTTAACAGATCACCCGAGGTTATCAAAGGTATTAACCGGGTGCTCGACGAAGCGAAGGATTGACCAATGGCAAACCTGAAAACAAAGCTGAGTGCTGCTGTTCTGGCGCTTGTTCTCGGTGGCGCGTCTGCCAATCTGATTCTGGATCAGCTCCTCGACGAGAAAGAGGGCAATCGCCTCTCTTCTTATCAGGATGGTTCCGGCATCTGGACAATCTGTCGTGGTGTCACCCGCATTGATGGCAAGCCTGTTAAACCCGGCATGAAGCTGTCAGCTGAGAAGTGCAGGGCCGTGAACGCCATCGAGAACAGTAAGGCCCTGGCTTGGGTTCAGGCTAACGTGCGCGTCCCTCTGACTGAGCCACAGAAAGCGGGTATTGCCTCTTTCTGCCCGTACAACATCGGCCCCGGAAAGTGCTTCACGTCGACGTTTTACAAAAAGCTCAATGCCGGGGACAAGCCTGGTGCTTGCGCTGAGATTAAGCGATGGGTGCATGACCGGGGGCGTGACTGCCGCATTCGTTCAAACAACTGCTTCGGACAGATAGAACGCCGGGATCAGGAAGCTGAATTAACGTGCTGGGGGTTGGATGAATAAACACTCACTAGCAGGGCTTATTTTCTTTTTTGGCTTCATCCTTGCGCTGTATGGAAAAGAAGGTTGGGGGTGGTGCTTCTTTATTGCGGTGATTCTGTCATGAGCCGGATAAATGCATTTATCGCAGCTGTATTCCTGCTGCTGTTAATCGCGCTGGGTGGTGCAGCCGTTTACTACCACGGCCAATATAGCGACCAACGCACTGCCAATCAGCAGCTGCAACGCGATAACGACCAGCAGGGCGCTGTTATCGCCACCCAGTCATTCCATTTCAACCGTTTTAACGAGATAGCCGCCAAACAGCAGCAATACGCTGTGAATCTGACAGTTAAGGCACAGGAGAAAGAGATTGAGTATCGCACCATCCTCAAAACTGAGCCGACCTGCGCTCTTGCTGTGCCTACTGCTATCACTGGCAGGTTGCTCGACTACGCGAACCGTTTACGTGCCAGCGCAATGCACACCGATACCATCCAGTCTGACAGCGCCAATTCTGGCACCACTGCCCCCGGCACCCTGACGTACTGTCAAGCGGTGCTTTGGATTGATCCGCTGCTCACCGCGATTGACCAGGCGAACAGCCAACTGGCTGGCATTCGAGATATTGAACAAACCCGAAAGGAGAAGCACGATGGCACTTCAAGGTAGTGATAACCCGGTACAGTTTCGCGAACAATGGGACGAGCAGGCAGAACAAGCAGCACAGTGGGCATAACAGAATAAACGGTTAATCACGCTGTGAAGCGTTGCGACACCGGAACTCTTGTAAGATAATCACATCTCCTTACTGGAGGTGAACATGGATTGGTTTGATAAAAATGCTACAGCACTCATTGCAGCAGGATCAGCACTGTTAGCTGCCTGCATTGCAGGAATTTTTAATTTAATAAACACGGCAAATAATCAGAGCATCTTCAAAGCTCAGATGATTAGGGATGAAGCAAAAGACACAAAGAGGCTTTACCTTGAAAAAGGCGAAGAACTTCACACCCTCCTTACCAAGTGGGGGAATCTATCATTTGCAAGTTTTCATTATGACTTGAGTTATATTAGTGGTGAGCTTGGTAATAATTATAAAAATGACGTCTTACAAAATCAGTTCGATGTGAACACCTACACTAGGTTGAGTGCGTTAATTAACATCTATTTCCCAGATTTGTTACCATTCTTCGAAAAATCAAGGCTAAGCGCTCTCAACACTGCAGAGATAATCAGAAAGTATGTGAAGGAAGAGATTAGTAGAGTTAAAGCCCTAGAAGAATACAATAATAATGTCAGGATACATCAAGCTTATCTTGAGAAAATACTGGGAGATCTACAAGTAGATTTACTTAAAAAATTACAAAGTGAACCGTCTTAAAGACGGTTTTTTATCTTGTTCTGAAAAATGCATTCACTGAGTTCACTTTTCAGCACAAACACAATGAATAATCGGCTGGTGGTATCGCTAATGCCGAGGTTTTTCTTCGTCTATCCAGCAGGAAATTTCAAATGAGCAAAGATGATAATAAACCCGAGGGTGGAGTTCATTTCGGTGAATTTCCTCACCCTCCAAAAAATATCAGCATCACGATTTATGGTCTGGAGCAATGGAAAAACGGAATAGTGTCCGGCGATGAAGTCCGTGTAGATATTTTGCAAAAGGGTAAGTGCGTCCACAGCGAAGTATTTTCAGGGAAAGCCTCGGCTCCGTTTACTCGCACTGTGAGCATTTCTGCATCATTAGATGATCTGGTAGTAGTGCATAACCGGCCAGACTTGCCAACATTGAAAGTTTCAGCGGAATTTGCAGATACTGTCCTCGTAGAGCATGGACAAGTATTCATCAAGCAGGCATTCCTCAAAGATGGCATTGGTAACGTCTTTGGGCCAATGAATATTGGTATTGCTGATGCAGAATCGGAATTGAGCGAAAAAATGCGCAAGCTGATTGATGATGCGGTTAGTGAAGGTATCCGTAACAGCCTTCGCCCTGGTGGATTGCTTCACGGCCGATAATCTCCTTCGGGCGGTTGTTTAATCGCTTTAACGATTAAAAGTGGCGGCAAGCCCTGCCGCCAGCAATCAGGACCACCTCAGTTACCTTACGAGTTTCGCGAAAATCGCGGCTTGCTCATTCTTCAGATGCTCTTTGAGGTTTTCTATCTCTAAAAGCTTGGAGAATTCTTGCTCCTTCTCTATCAGTTGGACAAGAAATTCTTCTTTTTTCATTCCAGTTCCATTTGCTTGCATATAGGCGAGGGCGACCTCTTGTGATGTGAACTTAGGCATAACAATATCCTTATCTTGGAAGGGAAAGCATGGCACTCACCGACAAATGAGACATGTTCTGCCGCGAGTGCCTCAATGATTTTAATGCCACGCAGCAGCCACCAGAGTTGGGTAGAGCGTGAAGACCGCAAGCCGTACCGCTCCTTAGAACCTATCAAGCCTGACATCCAGAACAGAATTACTTATCTAAAGCAAGTGAGCAATACATAACTTACTTTAATGTTTTATATGGTTTTTTCTTTCATTAAATTAGCTTATTGCCAACACAATGTCTGGCGTGCCGGGCATCGTAATGGCTCTAAACAAAGAGATATCACATGGCAAAACCGGACTGGGGGGCCATTCAGAAAGAGTTCCTCGCCGATCACGCCATATCAGGAATATCACCGAAGGAGTGGTGCGAGGCGCGGGGTTACAACTACTCCACGGCCCGCCGCTACATCAAGAAACCTGCGCAGCGCAAATCTGCGCAGGACGCGCAGGAAAGCGTGCGCAATGCGCAGGCAACGCAGCGTGTAAAAAGCGCTGAAGAGCTTATTGAAGACGACTCACTCACGCCACAGCAAGCTGATTTTGTCCTTGAATATCTGAAGGATAAGAACGCTACAAAGGCCGCCTTGCGCGCTGGTTACAGCGACGGGTCGACTGGCCGCCAGCTCATTGCGAAAGATCACATTGCGCAGGCAATTAAGTGCCAGTTGCGTGCAGCGGCCGAACGCGCGCTTATAACGACTGACCAAATCATTGCCAGGATGTGGGGGATCGCCACGCTTGATGTCAATGAACTGGTGGAATACCGACGTCAGTGCTGCCGTCATTGCTGGGGGAAGAATCACCAATATCAGTGGACCGAAGAAGAGTACAACGCAGCGCGCACCAGGGCAGAAGAGCGGGACGATGAAGAGATGCCAGATATTGCTGGTGGTTTCGGATTTCGCAAGCATCGTGTTGCTCATCCGGAATGCCCTGAGTGCAACGGTGAAGGATATGGCGGCGTTCATATCCATGACACGCGCAAACTCTCCCTCGCTGCCCGTATGGCCTATGACGGGGTAAAGGTCACGAAGGATGGCATACAGCTGCTGATTTCAGATCGTAGCAAGATGCTGGAGAACGTAGCTAAACACCTCGGCGTTTTCGACTCGTTGCATAGCCGGAAACTGGAAGAGCTTGAAGTCGCCAGGCGTGAAATGGAAAACCAGCGCATGCGTGATGAAGACAGCGAAGATGGCCAGCCAACGCCAGTGCAGATAAATATCAACGTAGTAGACGCGAGGGCAGACGATGGGGATCAGCCCGACGCTTAATATCCCGCAGGCGCGATTTCTCGCGATGCCGCATAAGTTCAAGGCTTATGTGGCCGGGTTTGGCAGCGGCAAGACGTGGGTAGGGTGTGGCGGCATCTGTAAGGGCTTCTGGGAGTTCCCCAAAATCAACCAGGGTTACTTTGCGCCGACTTACCCGCAGATCCGCGACATCTTCTACCCAACGGTAGAGGAGGTGGCTTTCGACTGGGGTCTGAACGTCAAGATCAACGAGAGCAACAAAGAGGTCCATTTCTATGAGGGCCGAACGTATCGCGGTACCACTATCTGCCGATCGATGGAGAAGCCGGCGACCATTGTCGGTTTCAAAATCGGTAACGCGCTGGTGGATGAGCTGGACGTTATGCCCGCGGCTAAAGCACAGCAGGCCTGGCGAAAAATTATCGCCCGTATGCGTTACAACGTGCCGAACCTGCGTAACGGCATCGACGTTACGACGACCCCTGAGGGCTTCAAGTTCGTTTACCAGCAGTTCGTTAAGGCGGTGCGCGATAAACCGGAGCTGGCCACGCTGTACGGTCTGACTCAGGCCAGCACATTCGACAATGCGAAGAACCTGCCGCCGGATTACATCTCGTCGCTGCTGGGTTCATATCCGGAAGAGTTGATCAAAGCCTACCTGCGCGGCCAGTTCACTAACCTGGCCAGCGGCACTATTTATCACCAGTTTGACCGCAGGAAAAATAACTGCATCGATGAAGAGCAGCCAGGCGAGGCGCTGTTTATCGGCATGGACTTCAACGTAGGGAAAATGGCCGCCATCGTGCACGTGAAGCGCAACGGGCTGCCGCGCGCCGTGCGTGAACTGACGAAAGTCTACGACACGCCAGCCATGATTAAGCGTATCCAGGAGGAGTTCTGGCGCTACGAAGGCGGGCGGTACATAGCCAGTCGTCAGATTTATATCTACCCGGATGCCTCTGGCGATAGCCGAAAATCGAATAACGCCAGTGCTACCGATATTGATCAACTCAAACAGGCAGGCTTCAGCGTGATGGTTAACCCTTCTAACCCTCCAGTGAAAGACCGTATCAACACGATGAATGCCATGTTCTGCAATGCGCTGGGCGAGCGCCGCTATCTGGTTAACGTACAGCGTTGCCCGGTCTATACCGAAAGCCTTGAGCAGCAAGTGTGGGATAAGAACGGAGAGCCGGATAAGAAGGCCGATAACGACCACCCCAATGATGCCGGCGGCTATTTCATCGTGAAGGATTTTCCGATCATCAGGCCTCAGGGCAAATCAACCCCACTACGGATGTAAACCATGCCAGATATCTCAACACCCAATCTCGATTACGGGAACATGCTGCAGGCGTGGGACATCAACGATGCCCTAATGGGCGGCACGCTTTACATGCGCACGCTGGGCGAGGCGTATTTGCCTAAATGGCCGAACGAAGATCCGGAAGCGTATAAGCACCGCCTCAGTGTCGCCACCCTGCTGCCTGGCTACGAAGAAACAATCAGCCAGAACATCGGCCGTGTTTTTGCTGAACCGTTGAAACTGAGTGATGACACTCCCGATCAGCTGGTTACCATCACCACCAATTTCGATATGGCCGGTAACAGGCTTGACGTTTGGGCGCAGGAGCTATTCAGGATTGCTTCACAGTATGGCCTGGCTCATGCGCTGGTGGATTATCCGCGTGTTGACCGAGAGAACACCCGCACTAAGGCACAGGAGAAGGCCAGCGGCGCACGCCCTTATGCAACTTTGATAAATCCCCGCCAGGTCATCGGCTGGGAATCAGAAGTGCAGAATGGGCGAGTCGTGCTTACTGAGCTGCGTATCAAAGAGGTGGTTGTAGAGAAAGCGGAGCAGTTCGGACAGAAGAAAGTCGAGCAAATCCGTTATATGACACCGGGCAAAGTCCAGATTTACCGGAAATCTACCGGGGATGATGGCGCGATTGCATGGGCCTTACATCAGGAGTGGGAGACGTCGCGGAAAGATATCACGCTGGTAACGCTTTACACCAAGCGCACCGGCTTTATGTGCGGCTCTCCGCCACTGCTTAACCTTGCCATGCTGAATATCAAACACTGGCAGAGCCAGAGTGAGCAGGACAACATTCTGCACGTTGCCCGTGTGCCGATCCTGAGTGTTTATGGGCTTGCAGAAGGGCAGGAACTGACAATCGGCTCATCCAGCGCAATCCGCTTTGATGACAGACAACGACAGGGTGTCGAATACACCGAACACACTGGCTCTGCAGTTGGTGCCGGGAAAACATCGCTGGAAGACCTCGAACAGCAAATGCGCATGGCCGGTGCCAAGCTGCTGCGGTCGGAGAACACCTCAACCAAGTCTGTAGACCAGACCAATGAGGAGCGCATGCAGGAGCACTCGCCGCTCTACACCATGGCAAATTCGCTCGAGGATGCGCTCGACAACATCATGCAGATCATGGCCGAGTGGCTTGGACTGCCTGATGGCGGCAACGTGGATGTGCGTACTGAGCTGGAAGCGGCCGAGCAGACGATCAATGCACCGGCAGCGTTGGCCATTCAGTCATTGCGACAAAGTGGTGACATTCGCCGGGTGGATGCGGTTCGTGGCCTGCAAAGCCTGCGCATCATCGATCCGGACGCAAAGCCGGAAAGCATTATCGACGAGTTAATCAACCAGTCTCCTGACCTGATTGGTGGCAATAATGGCAACGGTAAACAACCGACTGAGTGATGAAAGCATTGCGCATGCACTGTTTGTCAGCCGGTACGGCACTGGCGCTGCCCGGCGAATGGTCAAAACTCTCAATGAGAGCGATGCAGAGCTGACAGCGCGGCTGCTGGTGGCAATGGACAGCCTCGGGCGAGATGGCTTCACAGTGAACCGTCTGGAGAGCCTGCTGGGAAGTGTGAGAGAGGTAAATCATACGGCGGTGCAGGGCGCATTCGGCACGCTGGCCGACGAGTTACTGGCGTTCGCTTCGCATGAGGTTGGCTACCAGCACGAACTGTTCAACGAGCTGCTGCCTCAGGCGGTGTTGCGTCATTATCCACTGGCCGCAATCACGCCCGATATGGCATATGCTGCGGCAATGTCCAGACCGTTCCAGGGGCGCCTGCTGAAAGAGTGGGCGGAGAATCTGGAAACAGACAGACTCAAACGGATCAGCAACACGGTCCGTTCCGGCTATCTGGCTGGCGATACGACCGAACAGATAGCCAGAAAGGTTCGCGGTACCGTAACCAATAATTTTCAGGACGGCTCGCTGCAAATGAGCAGGGCTAACGCTACCAGCATCACCAAAACAGCGGTGAGCCATGTTGCGGCGGTGGCGCGGGACAGCTTTGCAGAGGCAAACAGCGACATCCTCGACTGTAAGCAGTGGCTGTCCACGCTCGACAATAAGACAACGCCTACCTGCATCATCCGCGACCGGAAGAAATACACCCTGGAAGGCAAGCCGGTGGGGCACAAAATCCCCTACCTGCAAGGCCCCGGGCGTATCCACTTCTGCTGTCGCTCCACTGAAACGCTGGTCACCAAGTCCTGGCGTGAACTGGGGATCGACAACGACGAAATGGATGCAGGCACCAGGGCATCAATGGACGGGCAGGTACCAGAGGATACGACCTATCTGGAGTGGCTGGCCCGCCAGTCAGCAGACAGGCAGGACCAGGTGCTGGGCGTTGAACGGGGGCGCATGTTCCGAGATGGTGAGTTGCAGCTCGGTGATATGTTCACTGATAAAGGCGAATGGCTCACCCTGGCCCAGCTCAAAGCGCTGTCATAGTCGCAAATAAATCATCTTTCACCAGGCTGCCTCCGGGCGGCCTTTTTTAATGCCTGCCGTTTAGCGGATGCAATGCGGCGCCGGGGTGGATGCCCCCTTAAACAGTGGCCGGAAGGCCTGGAGAACACCATGAAATTGAAACTTGATGCTAACGGTCATGTGGTAGTTGAAAACGGCATGCCGGTATATGTCCATGACGACGGCAAAGAAATCGCCTTCGACGCCGCACAGGCCGTCAGCAAGATTAGCGCGCTTAATGGTGAGGCAAAGACTCACCGTGAAGGCAAAGAAGCTGCTGAGGCCAGCCTGGCTAAGTTCGCCAACATTAGCGACCCAACCAAAGCACTCGAGGCGCTGGAAATGATGACCAAAATCGACCAGAAGAAGCTGATCGACGCTGGCGCCGTTGACCAGGTTAAAGCCGAAATCACCAAATCATTCCAGACCCAGCTGGACGAAGCGAATGGCAAAAACCAGAAGCTCGAGCAGCAGTTGTACGGTGAAATGATTGGCGGCCGCTTCGGTGGCTCCAAGTTCATCCAGGAGAAGATGGCGATCCCCGCTGACTTCGTTCAGTCCCGATTTGGCAATTCATTCAAAATCGAAGATGGCAAGGTCGTGGCCTACGACGGCACCGGCAATAAAGTGTATTCGCGTGCCAAACCGGGTGAGCTGGCCGAATTCGACGAGGCGTTAGAATTCCTGGTTGAGCAGTATCCGCAGAAAGACCACATTCTTAAGGCCTCCGGCAACTCAGGCGGTGGATCTCAGCAGTCCCAGCTTCAGGCTGGACAGAAAACACTTAAGCGCTCTGCGTTCGATTCGCTGGATCTGGCAGGCAAGCAGAACGCGCTTAAAGAAGGCACCACCATCGTTGATTAACCCCTTTTGCCGTGGCTCGGATGAGGCGCGGCGCCAGAGCTGGATAGCTCAAAAATCACCCCTCAAATCTCAAAGGAAATTACCAAATGTCTAATACCCTCACTGGGTTGATCCCGACTATCTATACCGCTCTGGACGTTGTGTCCCGTGAGCAGGTGGGCTTTATTCCCGCCGTTGCACGTAATGCTAAAGCCGATGCTGCTGCAAAAGGGCAGACCGTTACCGCGCCTGTCGCGCCAGTGGCAACCACCGTCGATATCGAGCCTGGCCCAACCGCACCAAACAACGGTGATCAGAACATTGGCACAGTTGATGTCAAAATCACTAAATCCAAAATGGCACCTGTCAAATGGAACGGTGAAGAACAGTTGGCTATTGGTCCGTCAGGTACTTACAACACCATCCTCGCCGATCAGTTCAAACAGGCATTCCGCGCGCTGGCTAATGAAGTTGATGCCGATCTGGGTTCGCTTTACTACGGCACTTCACGCGCGGTTGGTACTGCCGGTACCACGCCTTTCGGTATCAAAGAAGATTTTACAGACGCTGCTCAGGCACGACAGGTTCTCTCGGATAATGGTGCCCCAACCACTGATATGCAGATGGTACTGGGTTCGTCTGCTATCACAAACCTCCGCGGCAAACAGTCAGTACTATTCAAAGCCAATGAAGCTGGTACGGACTCTTTGCTGCGTGAAGGTGTAATCGGTCGTCTTGAAGGTTTCAACATTCATGAATCTGCTGGCATCAAACGTGTTGCCGGTGGAGCTGGGGCTGGTTACCTGGTCAATGGTGCGAAACAGGCTGGCGATATCATCATTGCTATCGATACCGGCACTGGCGGCATTGCACAGGGCAGCGTTATTACCTTCGCTGGCGACGACAATAAGTATGTAGTGGCAGCTGGCACAGCATCCTCAATCACGCTGGCGGCGCCGGGCCTGCGTCAGTCTCTGGCTGACAACACTGCTATCACCATCAGTGGTTCGTTCACCGCGAACATGGCATTTGATCGTGGTGCGTTCCTGCTTGCAGCGCGTACCCCGGCAATGCCGGAGGGCGGAGACTCTGCCGACGACGTGATGAACGTAACCGATACGGTATCTGGCATCACCTTCCAGGTGGCTTTGTACCGTCAGTATCGCCAGGTGCGTTACGAGGTCGGTCTGGCATGGGGTGTGGCATCCGTCAAACCAGCGCACGCCGTGCTGCTGCTGGGCTAATCACAGGGGCTTCGGCCCCTTTTTTAATCAGGAGGCCATATGGCTGGATTGACCAGAGAACAGAAGGCTGAACGCGAAGCGCAAAAGCTTGCGGAACAGCAGAACAGTGACCAAACCAACACGCAGACCGCTATTGGTGCAAATGCTCCTGAAATCGCAGGGGCATCCAGTGACGGTGCATCAGTAAGCCAGCAGCCAGCGCTGACTGATGGCGGCGATAATGATGCTGATCTGGATGGCAAGTTGGCTGCACTATCTCAGCAACTGGAACAGCAGCTTGCTGCTACCGAAACAGTAATGATGGTGCGTTCCTCCCCAGCGCATCCCGGCGGCCCGGTTGAAGCGGACGTTCATCCCAATGATGTCCATCTTTGGATTGATGAAGGCTGGGTGAAGGATACCAGCGAGGAGGCGTAATGCTGATTACCGATCCCTCTTCACCTGATTTCGAAAGCTACGCCAGCGTTATGGATCTGCGTGACCTGGCTGAGCGGCGGGGCTATGACGTTCCGGTGGAAGATGTTGAGTGTGAGCAGGTGCTGATGCAGGCGATGGATTACCTTTCAGGGCTGAAATGGAAAGGCACCCGCGCATATCCCGATCAGCCTCAGGTATGGCCGCGCACTTGCGTGGTGGTCGATGGTGCCACGCTGCCAGGTAACACCATACCGAAACAGCTGATCCAGGCGCAATGCAGGCTGGCAATCGAAGCACAGGAAACCGATTTGCAGCCATCTACTGCTGGCGGCGGGGAGGTGTTGCAGGAAACGGTAACCGGAGCGGTAAGCGTGACTTATGCGCAGGGCAGCCGAACAGCGGCGCCTTCATTCGCCTGGCTCGGTGGTTTGCTGCGCGGCATGGTAATGGGCAGTAGCCAGATCAGTGTTGTCAGAGGTTGATATGCCAATCAATTATTCCCGTATGCGCGCCACAGCGACCCGCCTGTTGACCGAAAACGGCATGAAGTATGACGTTAAGCGAAAGGGCGGCATCAGGGTTGTGGCTGGTAAAGAGGTGCACGATCCCGACCTGGACTTTACGGCTACAGGCGTGAGAACCGATTACGACCCAAAGGAAATCGACGGTACCAATATTCTGGCCGGTGATGTGCGGATCGCGTTCACTGCTGAAGCTGAGTTGCTGGTGGGTGATCTGATTGAGGTGGACAGCAAACTGCACCGTATTGTCAAACCTCACCCGGTAAAACCAGCATCGCTGGTGCTGTGTTATCAGGCACAATTGAGGGCGTGACATGTCACAAAATCAGTCCTTCCTTTCCTCCATTGATGCTTTCGTTAACAAGGCAAAAGCTAACCAGACAGATGTCGTGCGTGCAGTGTCGATCAAGATACTGGCCCGACTGGTTCAGATGTCACCCGTTGGGAATCCTGAGACATGGGCTGTGAACCAGACTGCGGTTTCATATAACGAGGCTGTAGCAGAGCACAACAGTCTGCTGCGGCAGAACCCGGAGAACCTTACGAAAGCGGGGCGGCTCAGGCCCGGCCGTAAAGTGAAGGACAGCATGGGTATCACTGCGCCGCCAGGTTATACGGGCGGTCGCTTCCGTGGCAACTGGCAGGTGTCATTCGATCAGAAGTCGGAGGGGGAAACCGGGCGTATTGATAAGTCCGGTAACGAAACCATTGCCGCAGGAAATATGGTGATCGAGCGCTTTAAGGTTGGCATGACAGCGGTCTATTTTTGCAACAACGTGCCGTATGCCTATCCGCTTGAATTCGGTCACTCAAAGCAGGCACCCGGCGGCATGGTGCGGATCACCGCTGCTGAGTTTCAGCGGTTCTTTGATGAAGCGGTACGGGAGGTGCAACAGTGAGTCGGCCTGATATTACGACAGTTCTGGAGGCCCGGCTGGGTGAGTGGGCAGAGGGGCAGGGATTGCAGGTGGCATATGACAATATCTCTTTTGACCCTCCTGGTGGTATTTATCTGACTTCTCACGATATGCCAGCCACGCCTTACGCAATCGACCTCAGCCAGCGCAGCAAAGTCTTTATCGGCGTGTACCAGGTGAATGTGGTGATCCCGGCAGCGCAGGGCCGAACAGCAGGAAAATCTGTTGCCTCCCAAATTGAGGATCTCTTCGCTAACGGTACCGAAATGAACGGAGAAGGATTCGCCTGCTATATCAGTTCTGAACCGGCGCAGTATGCCGGGATCTCCACTGATACCACTTACACCATCCCCATAAGCATGAACTACCGCGCTGACGTGGCGCAGTAATCCCCTACCGACATTCGTCGGTTTTTTTATGTCCAAATAACGGAGAAACCATTATGGGCTTCGCATTACCTAATGGCGCCACGGTGTTCGTTGGTTCAGAGCTGGATGATGCTATTCCAGTAACGGCCGTATCGAATGCTCTTGGCGCTGTATTCACCGTTGCCACCGGCCATGGGCTGGCGGTTGATGATGTCGTGCTGATTAAATCGGGTTGGTCATTAATTGACGATTTGGTTGCTCGCGTTTCTGCGCAGACGGCTACCAGCATCACGGTCGGCATTATCGATACGTCAGATGTGAACTTCTTTGCAGCCGGTGCAGGTATCGGTTCACTTCAGAAGGTTACTGGCTGGACGGAAATCCCTCAAATTACGGAGGTGGCGCCATCAGGCGGCGATCAGCAGTATGTGCAGATCCAGTTCCTGGCGGATGATAACCAGCGAAACCTGGCGACATATAAAGCGGCCAAAACGCTGACTTATACCCTCGCGCATGATTCAGCGCTGCCGATTTATCCAGTGCTGAAAAAAGCCGATCGATATGGGGACACTATGCCGATGCGCATGTACGTACCCAAAGCGAAAGAGATGCGCTACTGGTCTGGCACGCCTTCATTCGACGGCGAACCGACATCAGCGGTAAACGCGGTGGAAACAACCACAGCTGCATTCTCCCGGAAGTCCCGCGATATGACGTTCTACAAGGAAAAGTGAGCACAGTAGCGGTAACTGGCGTCAGCCTGGATAAATCGACGATTGCTCTGGCAGTCGGTGAAACGTCCTCGCTGGTCGCTACTGTACTTCCTGCCAACGCCACTAACAAAGCCGTCATCTGGTCATCATCTGATCCGACTATCGCTACCGTAACCAGCGGTGGGGTAGTCGAAGGTGTTGCTGATGGCAATGCAACTATCACCGCGACTACTGAAGACGGCACCAAAACAGCAAATTGCACCGTGACGGTAGCTTAACCACGCCCCCGGATGGGGGCTTTCTCAGAGAGAATTATGGCAACTAAATTTCAGCTTCAACCAAAGCCGACTTTCAAGGTCGACGTATCGATTCCGCGCGCTGGTGATGAAAATGGAGTTATCACATTCACCTTCAAGCACAAGCCGCTGAAAGAGCTTACTTCACTCGAAACGATGGAAGGAAAAACCACCGTTGATTTTCTGCTCGAAATCACAGAAGCATGGGCGCTGCCTGATGCTTTTAACCGAGACAATCTGGAAACGCTGCTGGATAACTACCCGCGAGCGCTCGAAGCCGTCACCAAAGCTTATTACGACGAGCTGATGGCGAATCGCCAAAAAAACTGATAGCGGTTGCCTCGGCGTTTTATACGCCTGATCCCTCCACAGAAGACCTCGCCGCATTCGGCCTGAGCGCTGATGACTACACCGAAGAAGAGCAGACCGTTGAGGTCTGGCCTGATTGCTGGGCTGCATTTGGCGTTTTCCGTGCGATGGCAACGCAGTGGCGCACTGGTGTGGGCGGGATTACCGGGCTGGATTACAACGTTCTGCCCTGGTTGATGAAAATGGAAGGCATAGACGACGAGGCAGCCGCGCTCAATGACGTCCGGATTATGGAACGTGCTGCGCTGGACCTGATCCACAGCAAGGGGGCGTAATGTCCGATATTGCAACAATTTCGCTCCGCGTTAACACCTCCGAACTGGAACGCGGCAATAAGGCTCTGGATGATTTTAAGGATGCTGCTGGTGCCGCCGCAAAGGGGGCTGACGATTTCGGAATCAGTAATAAAAGCGCAGGGAAACTGACGGCGGATGCTGCGCGGGAGATCAACGAGATTCATCAGCGTGTGCGTGACTTTACCAACGCACAGAAGCAGAGCCAGAGCAGCACCAAAGGCGCAACTCAGGCAACCGCAGAGCAGCAGCAGGAGCTGCAAAACCTGCTCAACCGCATCAGCCCGGTAAACCGTGCGCTGAATGACCTGGACGACCTGCAGACCAGCTTGTCGAAGCATCGCGGCAATCTTGACACGGAAACCTACGCCCGCTTTAACGCTATTCTGGATACCACTCGCACCAAACTTGCTCAGGTGATGGAGTCAGAAACGGCAGAGGGTCGGGTCCGTCAGGAGCAGGCGCAAAACGCAGAACGTGCTGCTGTTTCCCAAAAGTCGTTTCTGCAAAGTCTCAATGATCAGGCGGCCGCGTTTAAATCTTCTAAAGCTGACATCGCTGAATACCGTGCCGCGCAAATGGGGATTAGCCAGCAAGCCGCCCCTATTATCGCCCGGCTACGTGAGCAGGAGCAGGCCGTTGCACGTGAGGCGGATCAGAAGCGTGCTGCTGCCATCGCATCCAGAGGGTTGAAACAGGCACTGGCAGAACAGGAATCTGCTGAACGTGCAGTAGCAGCTGAATCAAGGCGTGCCGCCGCGGCGCAGAAGACCTTCATTGAGTCCCTGCAAAGTCAGGTCACAGCGATCGACAAAACACGCTCTGAGTTACTGGAGCTTAAAGCCGCACAACTGGGTGTTTCATCGCAGGCCGCGCCGATGATTGCCCGACTGCGGGATCAGGAAAATGCGTGGAAAACGGGTGCTGTTAGTGCAGGTCAGTATCGGCAGGCGATGCGCATGCTCCCCGCGCAGTTTACCGATATCGCGACTTCCATCGCTGGCGGGATGCCCATCTGGATGATCGCCATTCAGCAGGGCGGCCAGATCAAGGACTCATTCGGTGGCGTGGGTAACTCACTCAAGGCGCTGGCCAGTCTGATCACTCCCGTCCGCCTGGCGCTCGGCGGGCTGGTTACGGCTGGTGCGCTGGTGGCCTACAACTTCTTCAGCGCGGCAGAGCGTTCTGAAGAGCTGCGAAAGTCTCTGGCGCTGACCAACAGCTATTCAGGGCTGACGGCCACATCCCTGCAGAACACAGTATCAGCGGCTAACGCAGCTGGCGTGTCCTACTCAAGCGCCTCTGATTCTCTGAACAGTTTAGTAAAAGCTGGTGTGCCGGCCGGTGCTAATTTCGAGATGCTGACCGTATCGGTGGCGAAATTTTCGAAGGAGTCCGGCGTCGCGCTCGACGAAGTGGCCAAAGATATTGCGGCGCTGGCGAATGACCCGTCAAAAGGCATCCTGGCGCTGAACGAGAAATATCATTTCCTCACTGCGGTGCAGTACCAGCATATAGCTGCGCTGCAGGAAGAGGGGCGCTATACCGAAGCGCTGGCGGAGGCTAACCGCGTTGCCGCTGACGGTATGGAAACTGCAGCTACCAACATGAAGGAATCACTGGGTACTGTCTCACGCATCATGCGCGGTCTAACCGACATGGCCAAAGGCATGTGGGACGCGATTGAGGGCATTGGCCGCGCTCCAACACAGAACGAAGCGCTGACCACACTGATGAACCGTCGCAACAGTGTGCAGGCGCAAATCACCAATTCAGAGGCGACCGGATATAACCAGAAAAACGGCCGCCTTGATGAGTGGCGCAAAGAACTTGGTGTGCTTAACGCTCAAATCAACGCTTTTACTCTTCAGGGCGATATTCAGGTAGCGAAGGAAAAAGCCGCCAGCGATGCGCGGGCGCAGCATAACCAGAACCTGACTGATGCCATATCTCTGCAGCAGGGCCTTAATCAGGGGCTTACCAACGCTGAGAAGCGTGAAAAGGCTATCACTGAGTTGAATCAGCAGCGCATCCGTATGAATAAAGCGGCAGCAGCTGATCCTAAAAGCAACCTTGGTATGTCGGATGCTGATTATCAGAAGCGCTTGGCGAACATTGCCAATCAGTATAAGGATCCGAAGACTTCCAAAGGCAAAACCTATACCACTCCAGCGGGGAATAGGGCTGAGGATAGCGGGCAAAGCGAACTTCTGGCACTGCAGGCTCAATATAAAGTTCTCCAGCAGCACAGCAGCATCAATGATGTCATCAGTCAGCAGCGCAAAGATCTCTGGAAAACCGAATCACAGTTCACTGTGCTGGAGGAAGCGGCACGGACTCGCCAACTGTCAAAGCAGGAGCAATCGCTGCTCGCCAGTAAAGACCAGGTGCTGCAGTTGGCGCGCCAGAAAGCGTTACTTGGCGACCAGATCACCGCCCAGGAGCAGCTTAACAAGCGCATGGACATTGCGCAGAAGTACGCCACACAGATGTCCGAAAAGACTGACGCGCTAAATAGCGGTTCAACAATGAGTGATCGCCTGGCTCAACGTGAACTGGCGCGTTCTCAGCTTCGTTCCGGCTGGCAAAATGCTGGCGGTAGCCTTTCAGATGAGGGTTACCAGTCTGAGCTTAAGGTGGCAGAAGACTATTATGCGGCTGAAGATGCTTTGCGCAGCAACTGGCTGGCCGGAGCTAAAAAGGGATGGGCTGAATATCAGGACTCTGCAACCAACGTTTATTCGTCTGTGAGCCAGGTTGCACAGGCCGGGTTAAATGGCCTGGCCGATGCCCTCACATCGATGGTCACCACTGGAAAGGCCAGCATCAAAGATTTTGGCGTTTCCATGCTGAAGATGATCGTTGAGGTTATCAACCGTCTTCTCATTGCCTACGCAGTTCAGCAGGCTCTCGGCTGGATTAGCGCTGGCGCATCAGCTACATCAACGGCAGCCTCGGCTGGTTCAACTGGTGCTATGGGCATGTCTACCAGTTATGCCGCATATGACGAAGGTGGTTATACCGGTTCTGGCGGGAAGTATGAGCCTGCCGGTGTTGTACACAAAGGTGAATTCGTTTTCACCAAAGAGGCGACACAGCGGATCGGCGTATCAAACCTTTACGGGATGATGCGCGGCTATGCAGATGGCGGCGTGGTCGATGGTGCAGGGATGATGTATGGCACATCGTCCAGTGGCGCTGCAGGTGTAAACGTACAAGCCTCAGTCACCGTAAACACTGGAGACAACCAACAGCAATCAGCCAGCCAGAACGCTGCACTTTCCAAAGCCTATCAACAGACAGTTGATCGCTCTGTGAGAGAGGGGATTCAGAGGGAAACACGGCAAGGTGGCATCATCTGGCAGGCCCAGCAGACCCGTTAACGCCCGGTCCGCCGGGCATTTCTTCCTGGAGGGAAAATGGCGATCGAAACATTTACCTGGCGAACCCAGATCCAGAACCAGCCCCAAGGGGCTTACACACAACGTGTGCGTGAAGCAGGGTTTGGGGATGGGTACAAACAGGTGTCAGGGGACGGACTAAACCCTGAGTCACAAAGCTGGCCTCTCACCTTTACAGGTCGTGAGCAGGACATGCTGCCAATCCATACCTTCATGCGCAATCATGTAGTTAAATCCTTCATCTGGACGCCACCTTACGGTGTTGCAGGCCTTTACCGCGTAGCGAAGGAGTCCATCGGCGCAATGCCGATCGGCGGTAATGCTATGACCGTCATAGGGACATTCGAACAGGCATACGCATCATAGGAGCCATATGGCTATCAACAGTGATATACAGAAACTGGAACCGGGAAACTGGGTCAGGCTTCTCGAGGTGGATGGTAGCGAGTTTGGCGCGGATATATTGCGCTTCCATGCGCATAACATTCCTCATACTCCTGAGGAAATTGCAGCGGCCGGTGGAGATAAAACCAAACTGCCACCAAAGTCTATCTGGTGGCAGGGAAACGAATATACTGCGTGGCCATGTGAGATTACAGGAATTGAGGCTGCTACCAGCGGCACAAGCGCACAGCCAAAGCTATCTGTGGCAAACATCAACGGTTCTATTACGGCTCTTTGCTTAGCTTACGACGATATGCTGCAGGCCAAAGTGTACGTTCATGACACGTTTGCGCAGTACCTCGACGTGCGGAATTTCGCGGGGGGCAATGTTACCGCCGACCCGACACAGGAAAAGATCCAAGTATTCTATATCGACAGCAAAAGCAAGGAAGTGCCTGGTGTAAGTATTGAATTCACATTGAGCAGCCCGATGGACCTGCAGGGGCTGATGATCCCCACACGCCAGTTGCACTCACTTTGCACCTGGTGCATACGAGGGAAGTACCGCAGCGGCGATGGCTGCGACTATGCCGGTACCAAATATTTCGATAAGCACGGCAATCCGGTAGATGACCCCTCGCAAGATGTTTGCAATGGCACTCTGAACAGTGGGTGTAAACCCCGTTTTGGCGCTAACAATCCGCTGCCTTTTGGTGGCTTCCCTGGCACCTCCCTGATTAAGAGCTGATCATGCGTGAAAAAACTCAGCAGGCCATATTTGAGCATGCGCGTCAGTGCTATCCGTCGGAGTGCTGCGGCGTCATTGCGCAGAAAAGCCGGGTAGAGCGGTATTTTCCCTGCCGTAACCTGTCGGAAAAGCCAGAAGATGATTTCCACCTCTGCTCGGAGGATTACGCCGCGGCGGAGGACTGGGGAACCATTACTGCGATCATTCACAGCCATCCGGATGGCACCACCCATCCCAGCGAATTGGATAAAGCCCAGTGTGATGCCACTAAACTGCCCTGGCATATCGTCAGCTGGCCAGAGGGGGATCTGCGTACCATACAGCCCCGTGGCGAATTGCCGCTCCTTGAGCGCTCATTTGTGCTGGGGCATACCGACTGCTGGGGGCTGGTTATGAGCTACTTCAAGCAGGAACACGGTATCGAACTGACTGACTTCCGGGTGGATTACCCATGGTGGGAGGGCGGAATAGAGAATCGCTATCTGGACAACTGGTATGCGTGTGGTTTTCGGGAGTTCAGTGGGGATCCGCAACCCGGTGACGTGGTCATTATGCAAGTTCAGGCTCCGGTAGCCAACCATGCTGGCGTACTGCTGGCTGACAATATGCTGCTACACCACATGTACGGCATGATGAGCCAACGAGTGCCATACGGGGGGTACTGGCGGGACAGGACGGTGAAGATAGTCCGATATGGGGATTTTTGTTGATGACTACCTGGCGAAGAATACGCCTAGGCTTGCTAAGTCAATGAAATAGAAGTGGCGCTTATATTTAGGAATTCTTTTGTAAAGCTTCCGTGATAAGATGTTTCTGATTGCAATCAAATGGAAATGTATTAATGAAAAAGGTTTTAGCTGTTGTTCTGGGTGCTCTGGTTCTCTCTGGATGTTCAATTCGCATAGCCGATCTGACAGTTGGCAGCACCAAAAATTACAACATCAATGGCAATAAGTTCGTTACCGGCCCGCGTGTAACAGCAGAAGATTCATACCCTGTGATCCTGTTCCCTACAGGCATTCCTAACATGAAAACTGCCATTGACCGTGCCATCGAGAAGGATAAGTGCGCTGTTGGCCTGAGTAATGTGGTAATTACCCAGCTAAACCATGCCTTTATTTTCGGTAAAATCGGTATCCGTGCCGAAGGCAACCTGATCATCGACCGCAGCTTGCCAGGTTGCGAGAATCACGCTTAAACCCACTGAGGTTTGTAGCTAGTAACCCGCCACCCGGCGGGTTTTTTTCTTTCAGGGGCATGCCTACTCGGGTGTGATTCTTATCTTCTTGCGTTACCTTGATCCCGGTCGCTGCTATCATTCTGCAACTTACTTCTGAGGGAACGAATGATGAAAAAATCCGCATTTTTGCTGGTGGCGCTAATCAGCATCGCTGGTTGCACAACCACACCAATCCCAACAAATAAGGCAGTAGATGTTCCGTCTGAGCGGGTTTTCAATAAAGCTTTATTGAACGACGGTGCCGATAGAGGAACTGTGATTGTTAAGCGCGATTCTGGTCATGTCGGCAACGCTTGCTATAGCATTGTGTACATGGATGGAAAAGAGATTGCCTATCTCGACCCTGGAGAAAAGTTTGAATTTTACCCCCCAGTTGGGGATCACATTCTCGGAGCACAACCTAAAGGTATGTGTGGCGGATCGACAAGTGAGTTGTCGATTACAGTCCGACATGGGGAAAAGCACACCTTCAGGGTCGGATATGACTCGGGCGTAATATTTAGATTAAGCCCAACAGCATTTTAATGATAACAGCCGCTTTGAGCGGCTTTTTTTATGGGTGGAATATGCAGGAAAAAATGAGAACAGTACGCCTTTATGGCGTACTTGGGGCAACCTTTGGGCGGGTACACCGTCTCGCCGTATCCACGCCAAAAGAAGCGCTTAAAGCACTATCTGTGATACTCCCCGGCTTTGAACCGTTCATCAATAACAGTAGGCGCAGGGGCCTCGCTTACGCGATATTCAGTGGTAAGAGCAACCTTACTATTGACGGGTTGAATACGGACAATAGTGATCGTGATATTCGTATTGCTCCGATGATTATCGGCAGTAAGCAAGCTGGAGTTTTCCAAATCATTGCAGCAGCAATTATCGCGGTTGTCATGTGGTGGAACCCATTAGGGTGGTCAGCGGCCGCAGTCGCTGCTGGTTACGCCACAGCAGCGTCTATGGCTATTGGTGGCGTTATTCAGATGCTCTCACCTCAAGCCAGAGGACTCGCCAGTAAGCAGGATGCTGACAACCAGGCTTCTTATGCGTTTGGAAGCGTGACTAACACGGCCGCCCAGGGATATCCCGTTGCGCTTCCTTACGGAAAGCCACGAATCGGCGGGGCCATTATTTCCGCCGGCATCTATGTTGAAGACCAGCAGTAAATAACGCATCAATCCACCTTTAAGGTCGCCATTTGGCGGCCTTTTTTTATGGGCGCAATATGGCAACAGCTACCGCGATTAAAGGCCGCAAAGGCGGCAGCTCTTCTGGCCGCACTCCCATCGAAAAACCTGATGATCTCCAGTCTGTCGCTAAAGCAAAACTATTGCTTGCCCTCGGCGAGGGTGAGATTGAAGGCGGTTTGACTGATCAGACAATTTTCCTCGATGGCACACCGCTAAAAAACAGAGACGGGTCCAATAATTTCAGTGGCGTGGTGTGGGAATTTCGTCCGGGAACCCAGGCACAAACTTATATCCAGGGTATGCCAGGCACTGAAAACGAAGTCAGTGTTGGCACTGAGATTAAAAGCGATGCTACCTGGTCCCATACCTTTACTAATACGCAACTGTCTGCAATTCGTCTCCGTCTTAAGTGGCCGTCCCTGTTTAAGCAGGAAGACGATGGGGATCTGGTTGGCTACTCAATACGCTATGCCATCGATCTGCAAACAGATGGCGGTTCGTTTGTCACAGTCGTCAATACGGCAGTAACTGGCAAAACCACTTCCGGCTATGAGCGCAGTCACCGCATCGATTTGCCGCAGGCGGGAAGAACCTGGACGGTGCGTCTGCGCAGGCTGACAACCAACGGTAACAGCGCGAAAGTTGGCGATGCAATGACGCTTCAGAGCTACACGGAAGTGATCGACGCCAAACTGCGCTATCCGCACACCGCGCTGCTTTATATCGAATTCGACTCCAGCCAGTTTAATGGTTCAATTCCGCAAATTTCATGTGAGCCAAAAGGCCGGATCATTCGCGTGCCGGATAATTACGACCCCATCGGTCGCACTTATGCTGGGACCTGGTCAGGCGTTTTTAAGTGGGCGTGGACTGACAACCCGGCGTGGATTTTTTACGACATCGTGATCAGCGACCGCTTTGGCCTTGGCCAGCGCCTTTCTGCCGCGAACATTGATAAATGGGAACTGTATCGCGTTGCGCAGTATTGTGACCAGCCAGTGCCGGACGGCAAAGGCGGTAATGGTACGGAACCTCGCTATAAGTGTGATGTTTACGTGCAGCAGCGCAACGATGCTTACACAGTCCTGCGCGATTTTGCCGCCATATTCCGGGGCATGACCTACTGGGGCGGTAATCAGATTGTGGCGCTGGCCGATATGCCGCGTGACGTCGACTACAGCTACACCCGCGCCAACGTGATTGATGGCCTGTTCACATACTCGAGCAGCACCACCAAGACTCGTTACACCACTGCCCTGGTATCCTGGACGGATCCGGGGAATGGCTATGCAGATGCAATGGAGCCGGTGTTTGAGCAGGAGCTTGTAGTGCGTTATGGCTTCAACCAGCTCGAGTTGACGGCGATCGGCTGCACCCGACAGACGGAAGCAAATCGCAAGGGGCGTTGGGGCATTCTGACTAACAACAAAGACCGCGTTGTGACTTTCTCCGTAGGTCTGGATGGCATGATCCCGCAACCGGGTTACATCATTGGCGTCGCTGATGAACTCCTGTCAGGGAAGGTAACCGGCGGCCGCATTAGCGCTGTTAACGGTCGCTCAATCACACTGGACCGTACAGCCGATGCAGTGGCTGGTGATCGGCTGATTCTGAACCTACCGAGCGGCGCTGCGCAGAGTCGTACGATTCAAAGCGTAAACGGCCCGGTAATCACAGTGACGGTGGCATATAGCGAGATACCAGAACGCGAAAGCGTTTGGGTTGTTGAGTCTGATCTGCTGTACGCGCAGCAATATCGCGTTCTCAGCATCGCAGACAATAATGACAACACCTTCACTATTTCAGCCGCTTATCACGACCCGGATAAATATGCCCGCATCGATACCGGCGCAATAATTGATGAACGCCCGATCAGTGTTGTACCGCCAGGGAGCCAGTTACCGCCTTCCGGTATCACTATTGAGTCGTATTCGGTGGTTAACCAGGGCATCAGCGTACAGACCATGCGTGCGGCGTGGGGTGAAACGGCTAACGCCATATCTTACGAAGCGCAATGGCGGCGCAATGAGGGCAACTGGGTGAGCGTAGCCCGCAGCTCAACGACGTCCTTTGAAGTACCTAGCATCTATGCTGGCCGCTATGTTGTCCGCGTTCGTGCCATTAATGCGGCGGAAATTTCGAGCAGCTGGGGATATTCGGATGAAATCACGCTGACGGGCAAAGTTGGCAATCCACCCAAGCCGGTTGGCCTGGCCGCTATCGGTATCAACTGGGGTATTCAGTTGAACTGGGGTTTCCCGGAAAACACGTCAGATACCCTGAAGACGGAAATTCAGTATTCAGTTAACAGCGACCAGTCCGATCCGTTGCTGCTTTCTGACGTGCCATATCCGCAAGCCACATACACACAGATGGGGCTGAAAGCTGGTCAGGAGTTCTGGTACCGGGCGCAACTGGTCGACAAAACAGGCAACGAGTCCGGCTACACAGAATGGATCAGGGGCATGGCCAACAATAATGCAGATGATTACCTGGGCGATATCACGGGTAACTTCCTGACCGGGAAAGATGGTGACAGGCTGACGAGCAACATTGAGATGAACCTTGAAGCCATTCTCCAGAATGCGCTCAGCCTCGGTTCTACCATCGATCACCAGTTCGCCGTGATGGGTACAGTCAAAGCCGACATTATGACTATCAGAACGACGATAGCCGAAGTTGATGAAGCACTGGCCGAGCTATCAACAACAGTCCAGGCGCAAATCGAAGACGTCACCGCAACGCTTGAAGATAAGCTGACTGCGGTCGTTGATGGTGACGGAGCATCGGCGGTTTACACGCTGAAAGCAGGCGTTCGCATCAATGACGTTGTGTATAACGCGGGTATGTCGATTGCAGTATTGGCAGAGCCGGGTCAGCCTGTTGTAACCCGTGTGGGCTTCAATGCTAATCAATTTGTTCTGATGTCTGGCTCTGGTGATACGCAGTTCTCTCCCTTTGCAGTAAAGGATGGGCAGGTGTTCATCAGTAGCGCCTTTATTCAGAATGCAACAATAACCAGTGCACACATTGCTGATGCCGCAATTACTCGGGCAAAAATTGCCGAGGTTATTCAATCAGAAAACTATGTGCCGGGTAAAACTGGCATGGCTATTAATTTTAAAACTGGAGAGTTTGAGCTTAACGGAAGTGTTCAAGGGGAGGGGCGTTTCTCCATTACAAACCTACGGTCTGTATCATTTGACGAAGAGGGTTTCCCTTCTGCCGTTATGGGGAAAAGATTATAATGACATTTGGACTTCAAACATTCGTCAAAGGCACTTCATATGATGTTGTGAATTCTATGGACTTCAATTTTGTGTTTGATATATTCAACGCAAATGCAGGATCTGGAAGTCGTAGTTACAATAATTTACCTTCCTGCTCCTTTGAGCTTGTGCCCATATCAAATCTTGCTAGTACTGGAAGCAGAACATTTTCGTTTAGCCAGTCAGGTAAGACAGTTACATGGTCTAGCAGTACGGCAGTTAAAGTGGCTGTTATAGCCACGCCAAAAGTAGGAGCTGAATTTCCCGAAAATAATTTCGGGTTTAGATATTACAAAAATAAGATTCCATATTTATCCCCTAATTTCGTGCCGTTTTCTCTTGTTCAGGTGCTCAATGTCACCCCATCGACAGGGGCGATAATCCGTACCAACGTCCCTGCTGGGAAAAATGTTTTGGTGTTTCATCGCGGCGTTAGCGGGATTGATGATTTCTGGTACACTGAAACCACTCAGGCAGGTTTTGTAGCATTAGACGTTGCATTTTCAAGAGAAAATACCCCCGCGAGGATATACGTTTTTGCGCAATATTTGGTCAACGTACCAGAGCACGGTTTTTTTATGTATCGAAAAGGTGAAATGGTTTGGCACAGCAAATGCTTGCCTTTGAGATTACAGGTCATTAATGTTCCTGAAGATAGCTTTGTTGTTAGAAAAAACACTCCAATGGCAATTATGAGTACGGTTTCAGGGAACCTCAATTTACAACTGGGAGGATCAGGATACAGAAGAATATTTACAGCACCTGCCGCTGGTTGGAGTGGAACACAATATGAGGCGTCCACGATGGGTTATCGTTATATTAACGATATTATGTCAGGTTCGCCTCCAGGAGGCTGGCGAATGCCTTATGTGGGTTATATTGATACAGCTATCTATGATCAGTATTATAAGTCTGCATTGGGTTACTGAGTTACCTTATAAGCTAATTTATCACACTCTCCAGTGTACGTGAATGAACCACGCTTCACCCATTCATAACCGAATACAGAACCAGATCGGTATTCTTTATCGTTGACACCCTGCCTGATATCAAATATGGGAATATCATAATCCCCACGAGAAAGATGAGCAGTGTTGTGGCAGATGGGGGGTGTATTTGTCACGCATGAAGCTGAGGATACAACCACCAAAATCAGCAAGCTTTTACGAAGAATTTCCATTTCTCACCCATAAGTAAAATTTATAAGAATAATCTTACAGTATACGTAACAAAATGCTTCTTTTTTTGCGATTGCGATTCTTTACCCCCGCCTTTAACTCAAATAACCGCAGCAGCCCAACCCTCCATGGAGGGTTTTTCGTCTGGAGAAAACTCTATGCCAGCAGGCACTATTGCATTAACTAATAACTCAGCAGCCGTTACGGGGACAGGGACTTCATTCGGAACTGAACTGGCTGCGAATGATTTCATTGTGGCCACAGTCGGCGGTGTCACGTACACCCTTGGTATTGAGTCTGTCGACTCTGCAACGGCACTTACGCTTTCAAAAATTTATGACGGCCCAACAACAGCCACCGCAGCCTGGACGCCTTTGCCCGCTGCGGCCATGTCTTTAATCAGCGCTCAGACAGCCGCAGATGTGGCGCGAGCGTTGCGTGCAGCCAACTTTGACAAGGTGAATTGGCAGCAGGTGTTCAGTGAACTCGGCGACATTACTGTTACGCTGCCAGACGGCAGTCAGTTCCAGGGCCCAAGCTGGCGCAAAATCTCCGAACTGCTCGCAACGCTGGACGTCGGCAGCATCACTGAGATTGCCGCTCAAATCCATGCAGATGCGGAACAAGTGGCATCGGATAAGTCATTAATCTTGCAGGCCGCAGATAATGCTATTGCCGCCAATAATTCTGCTCAGCAAGCAAAAGAGGGCGCCCAGGCCGCAGACCAGTCAGCGCAACAGTCTAAAGCCGATGCAACCACGCAGGCTGGGATAGCCAAGGCTGAGGCTGACCGAGCGAAAGCTGAAGCAGACCGCGCGGCGGCATCGAATCCTGATAACTCACTGCTGAAAAGCCAGAATCTGAATGATCTCCCGGATAAATCTGAGTCTCGTAAAAACTTGGATGTGTACTCAAGGGCGGAGGTAGACGGTAAAGGGGGTGGCTATGTTGGTCGCGCATTCTGGCACCCTCTCCGCACCTCCGTGCCGGGCGGGAACTCTCCTGGCGATGGCCAGATGGTCAACAGAACGGGCACCTACGCGTCCGTGTGGGCTGAATGCGCTGCGGGACGCTTGCCTGTCGTCACTGATGCGGTGTGGCTGTCCGATCCGACGAAACGCGGTTGCTACTCAAGCGGGGATGGCTCAACAACATTCCGCTTCCCCGATTATAACGGCGTTCAGCCGGGCTCTATTCCTGCGCCCGTAATGCGTGGTGATGGTGGCCTGACTGACGGTACGATCCAGCAGAACGCAGCACCCAACATTACGGGGTTCTATCGATCATACGCCGGGATTGTTGACACTGCTGAGAATAACAACCCCGCCTCAAACTTGGGAGCATTCGCTCTTGCTAGGGGTATTGCCACAGAATCCCCGGGATATCGTTACGCTGCTTTTGGCACAGCAAACTCAACCACTCAATATGCCCACCAAGTTGGTATTGACGCTAGTCGTTCCAATACCGCTTATGGCCGCGACGGCGCACTTGAAGTTCGCGGTAACAGCATCGTGGGGTGCTGGGTTATTCAGTTTGCCGGGGTCGCGAATAACGCTGGCAGCATTGATGCACTGGCTCTATCCACGCGGATTGAACAGGTTGCGCAGTCGGTATCTGCACTGAGCAATCGAATCGGTTACGCCCTTGTAAACACGACAACCAATCTGGCTTTAAATTCCCGAATGGTGCTTACCAATCCATTTGGGAATACTGTCCCTGTCATTGTCGTTCCTGAGATTTATCACGCAACACTGCAAAAGTGGATAACAACAGATTGGGTATTCGTCGGCACGAGTGATTCACGCGGCGTGAGGGCGCACTATTCTGAGGGTGAGGGTATCGTTTTGCGGTCGGGGTCTACTAATTTTATTCTGACAACAGCACAAAGCGGTGTGTCTCAGGAAATAGCAGCAGCATACAACACACCCTCCCCGATTCGAGTTCACGTATGGAAGGTTCAATCATGATTATCTATGTGTGTAAAAGCGATTATCGGTCCTACGGCTTCAGCCCTGAATTGTGGGGTGGCGATGTTATCAGGGTTGAGGTTTCCGAAGATTTCAGCGGCGGCAATAAGACGTATAATCCAGAAACTCAAGAGTGGATTATTGACCCCGTGCCAGAACGAGACTATGTAGCAGAAGCCAACGACCATCGGCGCGAACTCCTCAACCTTTACTCTGCGACAACAGCAAACTGGAACACCGATTTGATGTTTGGCGATATTAGCGATGATGATCGGGCAAAGTTTATGTTGTGGCGGAGTTGGCGCAAAGCCGTTGAAGCTGTAGACACGTCCGCTGCATCAGAAGAAACCCCAGTAGAGTTTCCAGTTTCCCCCGTATAAATACATCAACTTAGTCTACTGGAAGTGTTTTTTTGACGAATTAAATAGGGCCTGTAGATGATCGCCATCAGCTACAAGTGCTCGCTACGTGTAATTCTTAGTTTGAGATAATTGGAATTTGCTCACATATATTATTGTTTTTATTTGAGAAGATATGCATAAATACGACTTTGTTAGGTGAAAATAATGTCAAAAAAGCAATAGCTTACATCCGATTCTCCTCTTCTTCTCAACAGTATGGCGACTCTAAAAGACGTCAGGATCGGCTTATAGATGAATGGATATCACATAACCCTGGATATGAG